GTGGAAGTGAGTGGTCCAACTTTAGTTCCGAAATCAGGAACAAAGAGATTAACGGGCTCGTCAATGCCAGATCCGCGTTGGTCCCTGAATGATATGGTTAATCGAAGAGTATGGGTTAATACCTATACGTGGTCAGTTTCACAAAGTATGGGTACAGCAATTGCTACTTTGCATTTACCATCAGATGTTATAGTGAATTATTTACAATCAGCAGCGTTTGAGCGCTTTGTGTATTGGAGAGGAACAATTGCTTTGGACTTTGAATTGTCAGGTATGCGGCAACAACTTGGGAGACTTAAGATATTTGCAGTACCTTTTACGGATGCATCAGTTACAACAGCGTGGCACTTGGGGAATCCTCAAGTTTATTACGGTTTGAATCCGTTAAGTTTGGATCCATCATCGAATATAAAAGATCGATTAGTAATTCCTTTTTATAATCCAAAAAATTATATTTCAATTAATGGACCAGCAGTAGATGCTAATATAGATTTTACAGCAACTGTTTTAGCAGTGGTATTAGTTCCTTTAGGGAGTGCCACATGTGCTCAACAACAAATTAACATGACAATTTGGGCGTCATTTTTGGAAGATTCAGAATTTCATGTTCCCCTTAATTCAAGTGCGACTGGAAGATCGTATAATCAAGAACATGCAGCTCGTTTACGCCAAAGTGCGCGGGCCGTTCCTATGAGACCGGAAGGTGGACAAATTTCAACAACAAATAATGTGACAGCTTATGGAAATATGGACGGAACTTGTATTCCAATGAAGATGACGAATGATGATTTTCAAGGAGCGGCATCGGGAAATCAAGTTAGTGTGCCAGCGTTCGATAGAGCAGCAAGATCAATTAATCCGATAAATGTGGTAAGAAAATATATACAGAATTTTGCTCACAGTAAGGGTTCGGAACTTGTGACACGTTTGGATTTGGATCCATCGAATTTAGCCATTAGTATAAGAGAACACTTTTCTACAAACGAAAATGAAATGGCAATGGAATTTCTAATTTCGAAACCAACGTGGGTACAGAATATAGCATGGCCAGGAACAACAACTTATGGCACATCATTGTATTCAGCATTTATTGGACCAATGTTCTCCTTATTTACACCAGGAACGACTACACAAGTTAATTTGGTACAAGGACAACAAGTTAAAATGACATTGTGGGAATATGCTACAATGAATAAAGCTTTTTGGAGGGGTCCAATTAGAGTACGTTTGGAATTGGTAGCAACAGCATTTCATGTTGGGCGTTTATGTTTAACGATAAATTATGGAGCACCACCAGGAATTCAATCAGGGTTGAGGGATGCAACGTCGCAGTATGCAGTTGAATTCGAATTAAGTAATGAAAAGAGCACGTTTGAGTATGACATACCATTTGTATCTCCAACAGCTTGGAAGAGAACATGCCGAGGACCATCATCAGTGGATGATCCAGAGATAACAGGGGTGTGGTGGAATGATTATTTTACTGGATCTTTTGATATCAGTGTAGTAACACAATTACAAACAGTGTGTAATTCACCACCTGATGCTGTGATAATTTTATCGATGTGTGCGGGTCCAGGATATAATGTTTATTATCCATCGAATATAAATCAATCGTTTCAACCGTCGGTGATTTCCTCTGTACCAATTCCATTGAGACCAGAGAGTGCTGCTGATAAAGCAGGAAGTGATGCCACACCTAGTCCACCAGAAGCACCTTCCACCATAGTGCGGGCAAAACCAGTGGCTCCACCAGA